GCTATGTTCGACCACCAGAAGAAGAACTTCAAAGTCTTTGGGCAGCAAGCACTACTGTTGAGACAGCACTTGAGCAACCTGCAAGCTTTGCAGAACAGTTGAGCAAGTGGATGATACAGCGACGGTTCTCACCAAAGTTGCTCGACACAACAGAGTGTATCCGTATTCTGCCACTGCCAAACGACTACAAGTATCCAGATTGGTTCACACATCAATGGGGCGGCATCTACCGTGTTGCAGCACCCTGCTTTGAGCCTGACGGCACTTTCGCAAGCATACACTGCCGCAGTGTAGCTTACGCTCGCGGACGGCAACCATCGTCCTCTAAGACCCGGTGGCCGATAGGATACGAGGCCGGTGGTCTGCTCATGGCGAACACACTTGCACAACGAATGATGCGAGGCGGGCTTTTGTCTTCGTTGGACGGAATGTTGATCTGTGAGGGCATCACTGATTTTATGAGAGCATGTGAGCAGGCACACCGTGAGTCGTTGCGACTTGCGATCGTCGCTGGCACGTCCGGCAGCTACAAGTCTCTTGCTAAGATCAACATCCCAACTGATCTCAAGATTTTTATTGCAACCGATTCAGATGCTTCCGGCGATGACTACGCAGCAATCATCTGCGACCAACTTCCCAAACACACCCTTTACCGCGTACCGCTGGAGTCAAACGATGGCTGATTTAGATGAAGTCCTCGCCGCTGGACAGAGAAGACTCGCTGACCTTTTGCATGCTGCCGAAAACGAACACTGCGTCAATCAGCCCAATCAACTACCCGAAGAAGCAACCCTCCCAGAAAATGAAACAGACGGTCGAATCACCGACCTCATGGATCAGTTTACAGATCGGAACGGGCAACCCACCGGTAGGTTTCGGAAGAACAAAAACAACCTCTACATTATTCTTCGTCGCGACCGTCGATGGAGGGGTCGAGTATGGCTCAACAGCTTCACGAACACACTTCAACTGGATGACCGGGACTACCGCGACACAGACGATACGCGCATCAGCTTGTGGGTGTCGAGAGCCTATGGTCTGGAGTACTCAGAGGCAGCAGTAAGCGCAACCACTCAACTGATTGGAGAAGAGAACAAGCGCAACCCACTCATCGAATGGCTGGACGCGATTCACTGGGATGGAACGCCTCGTTTGGCATCTTGGATTGTGGAGGCGACCGATTGTCCTGACACTGAGTTGAATCGGAAAATGGCAGAGAAGTGGTTGATTCAAGCCATCGCAAGAGCCTATAAACCAGGCTGCAAAGCGGACTGTGTTCTTATCCTGGCAGGCGATCAAGGGGCTGGTAAAAGCACACTGTTTCGTACCCTCGCGACCGATAAATACTTCGCAGACACCCCGCTCGACATCGGCTCTGCAAACTCGTACAGCCAAATCGCGCGTGCTTGGATCTATGAGGTAGCGGAGCTTGACTCGGTTCGTCGTTCAGCAAACAGCGCAACGAAAGCATTCTTGAGTGCTCAAGAGGACAACTTTCGTCCAGCCTATGGTCGTCACGCAATCACGATCAAACGGCACGTTGTGTTCGCAGGAACAACAAATGAATCACAGTTCATCAACGACATGACTGGATCACGTCGATACTGGCCAATCAAAGTCAACGAAGTCAACCTTCATTGGGTTCAAGAAAACCGAGATCAGTTGTGGGCTGAAGCGATCGTTGCTTACAAAGCCGGAGAAACTTGGTACCTCGACAAAGATATGGATCTGAAGAGGCATGACTCAAGTAAAATCTATCGACAAGACGACCCATGGGTTGAGCCGATTACCAACTTCCTGATGCTTCAACACGGACACGTAACGATGACGATGGTCATGGAAGAAGGCTTGAAGATTGAGCGGGCGCGTATGAATCGAAGGGATGAAATGAGAATATCGGAAATACTTCGAGAACTAAACTATGAAAAGAAAAGAGTAATGATTGCAGGCAAACGCAAGTATGTCTGGACAAAAAGTGAAATACTAACGATTAAAAGTAAGGAAGCATGATGTCACTTGTAGCATTGGGTGGAGGGGTATTCCTGGCACCTGGAAACAACAACGAAGAGCAGGCCCTGAGCCGATTTAAGATTCAAAATCCAGAGTACAGCATTGCCATGGGTATGAGGAAAAAAGGCAAGTATGTCCCGATTCCTGATCAGCATATCAACGCTTGTCATAGGATTCCGTTTGACCACCCTTGGGGTGGCGGGCTTGCTGTACCTCGAAAAGCTGCGTCTCAAATGAACCTGGGCGAAATGGTAGATGTGCGAACAATGCCTGAAGCGAAACCACTGGAGCTTGCAAGTGGCTTTTCTCTTCGAGACTACCAAATGAAAGCTTTGGACTCTTGGTACGCAGATGGTGGCGAGGGTGTAATCATTGCTCCATGCGGTGCCGGTAAAACTGCTATCGGTGTTGCGGCAATGACTCAGTTCCGGACCAAGGCTCTTGTTTTGGTTCACACCAACGATCTTGCTGTACAGTGGATGAATCGAATCGAATCCATGCTCAACGAAAAGGCAACTCAATATGGCGCGGGTAAGAAAGACGACTCTGGACGGATTGTTGTTGCAACTTTCCAAACACTTGAACGAATGTCATTTACCGAGCGATACCAGTTCGGACGCCAGTTTGGACTCTGCATCGTCGATGAAGCACACCATGTCCCAGCCCACACCTTCTGCTCAGTCATGTTCTGCATGCCTGCCAGATACAGGCTTGGACTAACTGCTACTCCAAATCGTCCTGATGGTTTGACCTCGATTTTGTGGTGGCATTTCGGACAAGCATCTTATGAAATAACGAATGCGGAGCTTACGAAGTCTGGTCACGTTGTGCCTCCAAGAATCGAATGGCTGCATACAAACTACGGTGGACCAAACCACCATATAGATTGGCCCAAGTTGATTACAAGAATGGTCAATGACCATGATCGCAACAACTTGATTCTCGATAGGGTGTTGGACGCATGTGCAGAGGGCCGACAGATTCTCGTACTGTCCGATCGGGTTGATCACTGTAAATGGATCGCAGATTCCCTGCGTTCTCATACGATTGTCGCAGAGCCGTTAGTAGGCAAGATGACGAAAAAACAAAGAGCAGAGGTTCTTGAACGTGCAGGTAAAAGAGAAATACAAGTCATTTGTGCAACTACAGTCGCTGATGAGGGGCTTGATTTACCATCACTCGACACTGTTGTACTCACGACTCCGACAAAAGCTCTCGGAAGAATACAGCAACGCATCGGTAGGGTCATGCGACCACACCCAGAGAAAAAAGATCCGGTTGTTATTGATTGCGTTGACAGCAGTGGAGCAATGTTTGGACTCGCCCAAAAACGACAAAGGCTCTACACAAAACTCGGGTGCCAATAAAATGATCGATGTTTTGAAAAAACTACCAAACGGCTGGTCAATGATTGAAACCAATGACGGTTTTGTCATTCGTGATGATGATGATGAGTTTGTATGCAAAGCAAACACTGCTCAACAACTCGATCAGATTTTAACCAATGAGTTCGAGTTGGCTCAAATGTACGCAAGCATGATGTGTGTCATCAAAACCGCAATGCCCGCTGAAGCTTAGTATCTACGCCTGCGAAGACCTTCCCAATCTCGAACAGTAACTTTCTTGTTTGTGAAGTCTTCAACGGCGAGGGCTAACCTTAGCGAAGGAATCGACCTGCCTGACTCCAAGTCACGCAAGTACGGTACTGAAATACTCAGACCATTTTGCATCAGAGTTTCATTGATCCACTTACAAAAGCCAAATCGACTGTTGAAAGAAGGTTGGCTTTCTCGGTACGAGCGAATGTCCATAAAAAATCCAGTCAGAAAATGTCCGGTTGAAGTGATGTAAATATCATCACATCGTGATACTCTACAGTCAAACATAGGAAAAAACCACTAATGAACGACAATCTACCAACTATCGGAAGCAGTAGCGTGGGTGCAATCTTAGGATTGTCACCCTGGAGCAGCCCGTGGGACGTCTGGGCCAGAGCCCATGGTCTTACCGAAAGTTCATCATCAGCAGCTACTCAACGAGGACACATCCTCGAACCAGCCATTGGCGCGCACTATGCCCACCTAAACAACGTGATGATCAAAAAGGGACCAGAATACGAGGCCGAACCATTGATCGGCCCAGAGTCTTGGATGCACGCTCGTCCTGATTTCTTTGTAGATTCTGAGCAAGGAAAGTGGTTGCTTGAAATCAAGTCTACTCGCAAGTTTGATCACAAGTGGGGGATTTCAGGAGGCAACGCTGTTCCCCCCTACTACGCTGCTCAGTGCATTTGGCAGATGGCAGTGACCGATGACGATCGTTGTGACTTGGCCGCCTTTGCTACCATGAACGATGAGTATCGATCATTCATCATTCATCGGGACTCCAAGGTCGAAAGCAAAATGATTGACTATGTCAGGGAGTGGTATGACCGTCACATTCGAGGCGGTACACCTCCAGAGGTTGACGGCTCAACGTCTTGCTCTCGCTCATTGGCAAAACTGTTTGAGCAAGAATCAAAAGAGTTTATTGAGCCATCAGAATCGCACCTTGATCTTGCCCAACAATTGAGACAAGTTCGCGCACAATGCGCCGAGCTTGATGATAAAAAAAGATTGCTTGAAAACAAAATCAAAGAAGAAATAGGCACCGCTTATGGTATCAGTGGTGTAGCAACGTGGTCACAGAGCAAGCCACGTAGCCGATTCGATCGGACTGCATTCGAGGCTGATCACCCAGAACTTGCCAAGAGTTACGTTAAGCTTGGCGAACCAACAAGAACATTCAGATTTCAATACACAGGAGAATCCAAATGAGCAACGCTCTTCACCCAGCACATCACTTTCGCAACGTTGTCGAATCTAAAGCAACTGACTTCCTCCAAGCAATGGCAGGTACGGAAGAAGGAGCAAAGGCTGCAGGACGAGTCGCACTGGCATTCCGTCAGGCTGCTCAAACTAACGACCGATTGTATGGTTGTGACCCGGCATCGGTAGCGCAAGCGGTCGCCTTGTCCGCCATGACGGGACTTATGCCCGGTGGGCCACTGCCAGACGTATACCTTTTGCCTCGCGGAAAGAGTCTGCAATGGCAAGTATCGCATCGGGGCTTTTCAAAGCTCGCTGCTCGAAGTGGTGTTCGTCTTCGCACCAAGGCGGTGTTTGAAAGCGATACGTTTCACGTCATAGAAGGAACTGAGCCAAGCCTGGAGCATGTTCCAGACCTTAGCGCGGAGCAATCCTGGGACACTCTGGTAGCTGTATACGTTGTTGCTCACTACAAAGACGGAAGCAAAGACTTCGTCGTAATTCGCAAAGCCGACATCGAGAAGCGTCGAGCCAACTCGGACTCGTATAAGCGCAACAAAAACCAATCACCATGGGGTCAGTGGCCGATTGAAATGGCCCTCAAGACTGGGCTTCGATATGCGTTTGCTCGCGGCATCGTATCAATGGACGACACCACTACGAGCGCCTACGAGCACGATGGTATGCAAGATGCATCTACTGAAGAACTCAATGTGGTCGACGTTAGTGAAGTACATGAAGTGAATACTATGAATGTTTTGTCTGATCAGTTGGATGAACTTGTTCAACAAACGGATAAAGAAGAAACACTTATCGAAGACTAAGGAGAAGCATGGCTCGTGATTACAAGAAAGAGTACAAAACGTACCACAGTAAGCCTGAACAAAAGAAAAGGCGTGCTGGTCGTAATCGTGCTCGACGAATCATGACTATGCTGAAACGAGTTAGGAAAGGCGACGGCAAAGATGTCCATCACAAAGATGGAAACCCTGAAAACAACTCAAAGAAAAATCTGCGAGTTGAAAGTAAAAAAACAAATCGTTCACGTAAGTAAAGGAGAACGTAATGAGTCTATTTGAAGAAGCGAAGCAAGCTAAGAATCCATTTGGTGAACGAGCAAAGCCACAAACAAAAGAAGGCGAAATTCCAAAGATTAACCAAACGTCGCTTTTGTTGCGTGTTCTCAATGAGGTTTTTGAAGAGCAAAAGATTGGCGATGACGAAGCACTAAACTGCGAAGGATTTCGTACACGACTTGGAGATACTTCATGGCCTTTGCACAATCTTCAAGGCAAAGTGACTGAGCCAACATGGGCGAATATGCTCAACGCTACAATAGCTGGAATGTCTAAAACCATTCGCAACAGTCAGCCGAACGGAAACTGGAAACTTCTGAACTATGAAACAAAAATCGATCATGATGCTGACAACATTGAGCGTGTCTACTTGGTCGTTAAATTTGTTGATGCTGACAACTCAGAAGACTTGAGCTATCGAAACGGTGTTCCAGTAACAACCACTGTCAACGTGCAAACAAACCCTGTTCCTCAAGAAGTTTTGGATGCACTGACTAACCGCCAAACAGACGATTCACGCTTGGCAGGAATGATTGAACAGTTGGTTACAGCGTTGGTTGACAAGTCAACAACATCAGAAACGATTCGTACAGAACCAGCGTCTGTCGATCCTGAGCCTGAACCTGTTGTATTCAACGACTAAATACGATGCCGTTGTATCAGTTTGTTTGTCCAAACTGCGAGCTAACCGTAGAGGTTCTGCAGGCATTCGGAGATCCAAGCCCCCACTGTGGGGCTTGCGCTCTCGACCGTGGTACATCGGTTGATATGAAACGAAAAATATGTGCCACCAACTTCACCCTCAAAGGTAGCGGCTGGGCAAGGGACAACTACGGATTGAAAAATGGCAAAGGTGATTGAACTTTTTAGGCGTTGTTGTATTGAGTGTGGACACATTTGGTTCGGAGAACTGAACTGTCCAGAGTGTGAAGGCCCAGGCGAACCAATCACCACTTGGAGATAGCATGGCTGATCATTCTTTAGACGACATAAACACTTGGGATATTGTAGCCGAAGCCAAAGGTGTGAGAGGCACTACATACGCGATCTGCCGTGAAAACGATGATGGCACGTATCAGCTTAGGGATCGATGTGCCGAAGGTCATACCGAAGATGGTACGGCGATTGATGACGTTTACGAATGCTACACACAGTTGATGTGGGATGCAGTCAGGCTCGTTGATCTGTGGGTGAAGTGATGCCTGATCATTCTTTAGACGACATAGTTCATTCCATTCAATCAGCGGTTATAGCGGCGACCGATATTGCTGAACGACACGAGCTTGACTCCATCACCAATGAAGAGTTCTGGGAGTTGAAGACAGATGAAAAAGGTGACCCCGTTACAGATGACGACGGAAGACACATATATGCACCTCGTATGGTCGTCATGGAACTCCCAACATGGGAAGATGGAGTACTGGTACAAAAAAGAGTTCCGGTCCCCCTGCAGTCCCTCACGACTGGCCAAAGTCTTCGCGTGGATACGCTCGAAGTCGAAATGTCTGTTGAAATATCTGGCCTCACTGCGGACAAGAAAAAAGGCAAGCTGATGGTTCGGCCATGCGCCAATACGCCATCATGGTTCAAAAAAGAGAACAATGCTGCTAAACTCAAGCTGATCTTCAAGGGCAGTGAGCCTCCAGAGGGTTATGCAAGAATCGATGACCAGCTAATCAAGCTGCTTCCGTAGGAGTAAACGGTGCCAGATCAACTCGTAAAGATGTCAGACCAGTTCGGTGGTCTTCCCATGGACCAACTTATTGGAGGACCACTGAAGGCCGCGTGTAGTGCTCAGACACTGCTTGCTAAAGCTTCCAGTGACTTTATTAATGACGTTGGTCTTAACGACGATGGAAAGGGCAACCTTTCGGCACGCACCGTTGACTTTGCTTTCAACAAGCCTGTTCAGGCTGCTGATGGCACAACAACGATGGAGAAGGTCGACCTGCAAGTCCCACTGCTCGCCATCATCAACACGCCAAGCTTGTCGGTCAAAGAAGCAGAAGTTCGTTTCACCATGGAAGTGAAATCATCGACTTCAGCCAAAACGACATCTGACACGAAAGCAGAGCTTACGGCGCACGCAAAGTACAACGCGGGTCTATTTAGCTGTGACGTCACTGTTCACGGCTCTGTGGCCAACCACAGCGAGAATAGCCGTAAGAGCGACAACAGCGCCAAGTACGACGTGAGGGTCATCGCTCGCGATGATGGACCCCCAGAAGGTCTTATGAAGGTTTTGGACATGCTTAATGATGCAATCGCACCGACTCAAGGTGTCGCACCAGCAAAGAAAGTCTAAACGTCCCTCTGCACCCCCCACCCACATCGCTTGTTCCCATACTCGGGACGTGAGCATGGGCGATTCCTACCGGGTGGGGGGTGCAGATTTACTTATTCTATCGTTTCGACGATTTGAATGTCTACCATACCTTCGTCGCCACAATCCTTCACTTCAAATACAGTCTCGTCAGGTAATCCGGTAACTTTTTCCAAGTAATCAAGACTGGCAGCACGCAACCTTGTTTCGGATTCCTCATCAGAGCATTCTGGCACGACGATTACGACAGTCTTTTTTGTCGACCTAAGTCGTGCCACAAGGATGGGTTCAGGATCAGGTATGGGCTCTTCGATTACTGGCTCTTCCACGACGGGCGCTTTTTTCTTCTTTCGAGAACTTCCGTCACCGTCTACCGCAAAACTCAGCCCTGCAGGAAGAACAACAAACGTACCGAAAAAAATTAAAGCGAGTTCAATCATTTTTGATCAGTAATCTCAAACAACTCATCGATGCGCTTTTTCATGCGCTTGATTTGACGCTCGACATCTTCACCATCAAAGTCAGCAGAGATCATCGATGTTTTCTTTTCAACTGCACTGAGCTTAGACTTCAATGCATCTACTTCGGCCTGCATCTTTGTGTTTGCGGCCTGACAAGGTGGGGGCTGTTGCCCGTCCATGCCCTGTGACTGAGCTTCCATTTTGAGCTTCTGCATTTCTTGTTCATGCTTTTGCTCTGCTCGATCACGGTAGTAGCTCCAGGCTTTTGATCCGCCTGCAATAGCCATTCCTGCCAACGCAATGGCAACCATGGGCGCATAGTCGCCACCGAGGGACTTGGCAGCATCAGCGGCAGCCGTGATGTCTTGAGATACGCCCACTGATTCAACGAGTTCTGGCACAGCCGGTGCAGCAACGGTTTCTACCACGGCTGGTTCAGGCGCTGGTTCAGGTGCAGGCGCAGGGGCTGGTTGCTCTACAGGAGCAGGTGCAGGGGCTGGTTTTTCTGTTTTAGTTTCGTTTGCCACGGGTTTGGCCTCCTTTTCGGCTGGCTCTTCATCGTAAATACGAATCGACGAACCAACCTTAAGTTCACAGTCTGTATCTGATCCAACAACGCAGTTCATTTCAATCTATTTTTCTCTGTCTAAAATTCTATCAAGCTTAGACACAATATCATTATGAACTTTAGTTCGAGTAATTAAAAAGTCTTTAGACTGAGTGTCTTCTCTATTTCTATACTCATTTATTACTCTGTCGTATCGCTCTCTCATTTTTTCAGATCGAACGTCGTATTCTTTTCGTATCTCGTCAAGTTGTTCTTGGAACCCTTCAACAAGCTTATCCAGACGCCTCTGCATCATTACAAATTGATAGACAAGGAAGGCAGCAAAAACTCCGAGGTGGCCGTCCGCTAATAGTGAATCGACCAGCGCCTCCATCAATCAGAGCCTTTCTCGTGCTCAAGAATCAACGTATAAGAAAAGGCGTTGCCCCATTTCTCACGAGCTTTGCCGCAAATAGCCATGAACTCATCGAAATCGGACTCGTTTGCAAACACCTGGCATCCTGCGGACCATCGATCGATTTGAGTCGAATGAGCACCGGCCTTGTGGATGTTGATTCCATAAAAGCCCTCAGTGATTGTTTCAGGATCACAATCAATGATTTCATCCAAATTGTCATCACGGTATACCTTTACGGTGCCGTTGCGCTGGCACAGAGCGTAGTACTTTCCTTGATGCTTATCAATCTTCCAAACTGAGCGATACTGACCCGGAACCAACACTGCGGTACCTTTGACATTGGTAGGATTTTCAAGCCAGTACTTACCCGGCTCCGTAGTGCAAGGCCACGACTTTTGAATCCAATCACCGTCTTCGTCTTTGTAGACACAGTGAATCGTATCATCAAACCTGTTGGGCTCGTGTTGCGAGTTTCGAATACCAATAATGTTGAGGTTGTACTCACCAGATTCGAAAACAGTGTGACCAAGCGAGGCCGCGTAATCAAGGATCTCAGGGCGCATTTTAGTTACTACAATTTGCGTTGGTTGCTTGGCAGATTTGAGCGACATTAACCGCTTGTTTCTGTTGAATATCCAGCATTTTCTGAACAATATCTTCCATCTTATCAAGACGTTGTTCAATACCCTCGATTTTGACATCGACTACCTC